GTTATCAAGACTGTTGCCGTTGGAGAGAAAGGTGAGTGGGTTAGGTTTGCTACAGAAGACAATACTGTGATTTGTGCGCGTACGTCATCTGGTACTTACCCGGATCTCTCTGCCACATTGTCTACAGAGGGAGAGGATATTACTCTACCAAAGAGGTTAACCGAAACACTGGAGCGCGCGCAGATCTTTTCCAAGCGGGATCACAGGATTGACGAAGAGGTTAGAATCACTTTAAGTGGGACTCAAATTGTTGTTGGGGCTAGTTGTGATGGTGGAACGTTTAAGGAGATTGTGAGGGCAAGTCAAGAAGTCAGTGGTGAGTTTATGTTTAATATACATCCTGAGTTCTTGTCGAGAGCTTTAACCGAAGAGAATGCAAACTGTGTCCTAAATACTTCGAAGATTAAGTTTACCGGACCGCAATGGGAACATGTGGTAGCACTTCGATGAAGAAAGCTCAAGGTAATGATTTAGTTGAGGTCTCCGGCGAAGTTCGCAGTGAAACGGAGAAAGCCTATAGGTTTTATGACGGGAAAGAATACGTTTGGCTGCCTAAATCTCTGTGTGAGTGGGATAAAGGTGCTAAGGAAATGACAATGCCCGAATGGCTTGCGCAGGACAAAGGACTCATCTAATGCGTATACACATCTATGAAGAAGAACTAGGTGAAGGTGTCGAACTTATCCGCAAGGATAACGTTAATGGTAACGAGACTTTTTATGGTCTTCGTATATGGCTTAAATCACCAAAAGAGATACTTGAGCATTCTACACCAGAAGATGACGATCGTAATGCCGTAACTTTTTGGTGCCGCTCAAAGGATGACCTGTTTGGGATGCTGGTTTCCATGTCAGATGCACTTGGTTGTTCGAGAATCACAAGGCTCGACGGGTGATAAATGCCAATACCGAGGTTATTCGGGGATAATGAACCTCCAGCTAAAGGTGGGCTGGGTAAACCTCTGTCATGTGTATCTTGTGGTCTGTATAATGGACCAATCAACCCAAAGATGCCTCCCTTCGGGGATTTCAAGAAACAGATTATGGTTATTGGTGAAGGACCCGGTGAACAAGAGGATCGAAAAGGTAGACCATTCCAGGGACCAACCGGTAATGCTATCAAAGAAGCATTGAGTGATCTTGGTATTGATCTATTTCGTGATTGTATAAATTTGAATGCAGTTAATTGTCGACCACCTAGTAATAGAGCACCATCTGTCCACGAGATTGCGTGTTGTAGAGCGCGGATAGTGTCCCCCGCTATAGCTGCGCATAGTCCTCGATTAATGCTGCTACTGGGCGGGAGCGCCGTTACTAGTGTCCTTGGAAGTGTGCTACCGGAAGCGCAGGACTCGAGCATTGGAAAGTGGCGTGGTTTTCACATCCCTCTACCGGAATTAGGTGCCTGGATTTGCCCAACGTATCATCCCAGTTATGTTTCCAGGTCCAGTGATAGGCCTGAAGTAGAGACAGTTTGGAAGAATGATTTGAAACAAGCTATTGACTTGCTAAATGTATCTGTACCCAGAGTAGAGATTTTACGTAATAGGATTGTTCTTCTTCATGGTGAAGAAGAGATTCTTAGAGCATTGAATAGGGTAAAAGTACGAAAAGGTCTGTTCTCATTTGATTATGAGACTGTAGGATTAAGTGCAAAGTTACACAGTATAGTTTGTGCGTCTTTTTGTCAGTCACCTGAGCGTGCGTATGCGTTTATGTTTACTGATGCTTCCGAGGCTGTTCGTCAAGCTTGGCGGGATATTCTAGTAAACGAAGATATTGGTAAGATCTCACATAATCTATCATTTGAATATGAGTGGAGCCGCTTCCATTTTGATATTGATGAGATAAATTGGGCTTGGGATAGTATGCTTGCAGCACATGTTATTGATAATCGTACGGGTATTTGTGGGTTAAAGTTTCAATCTTTTATCAATTTTGGTGTTGTAGGGTATGAGAATTTAATCGATCCCTATTTAAAGTCTGTAACACCGCGAGATCCCACTGCGCCAAACCGTATACTAGAGTTTATAGAGAGGCATGGTGAAGATGAATGCCTAATCTATTGCGGGATTGACTCCCTTCTCGCCTATAGGTTAACCATGAAGCAAATGAAAGAGATTGAAGATGGCTGATGTTCACTTTGATTTTGGTATTTGGAATCAAAAGGCAGGTTGGATAGGAAAGTGCCCTAAACATGGTCCTCAGCAGAGTGGTCTTTCTATTTCCCTCCCACCCCTAATTAGAAATTATTGTGGTGAATGTTTAATTGAATTGTTAGATCAGTTTTGTCATCCTCTGGAGTACGTCAATGAAAATGATGGAAGCCTATAAGCTGCTCCAACGAGGGGCTGAAGCTCTTACCCTTGTAGAGGAAGCGGGGATTTGTATTGATCTTGTTTATGTTAGGGAGAAACTGGCTTGGGTTGAGCAAAAGTTAAAGCAGTCAGAATTACGACTAAAGAGCAGTGAGTTAGGCATTGCTTGGCTTGGTCGCTATGGTGATGCAATGAAGATTCAAAGTGTCCCTCAATTGAGACACATCCTTTATCAGGATATGCGAGCTAAACCATTCAAGATGTCTGAGGGTGGTGAAGAGAGTACAAACGAGGAATCCCTTCGACAGACTAATGTTGATGGTGTTGTCCATTTGTTGCGGATGCGGAGGCTGAAAAAGGCTAAAGATGTTTTGAAAGTGTTGATTAGATCTACAGTCAATGGCAAGATCCACCCATCTTTTCTGTTGCATACAGTATCAACGTATAGATCGTCTAGTGCTGATCCCAACCTGCAGAATATACCAGCCCGAGATAAAGAAATTATGGACATCTGTAGAAGGGCGTTTCTTCCCAGCCCTGGTCATATTTTGATGGAGATTGACTTTTCAGGTATTGAAGTCGGTATTGCAGCAACTTATCACAAAGATCCTGTAATGATTAAGTACTTACAGGATGAGACAAGTGATATGCACGGGGATATGGCAGGTGAGATTTTCTTGCTGCCCAAATTGAATACCCCTCTCAAAGAGATGGAAGGTGGGTATACATTAAGGCAGTCAGCAAAGAACGGGTTTGTCTTCCCGCAATTCTACGGTGACTATTACGAGCCCTGCGCGCTTAATGTCGCTTGTTCCTGGTGCAAGCTACCAAAGGATGGAATGTGGAAGCCTAATCACGGTGTTGTATTTAATGGTAAACCCATAGGGGAACATTTGATATCTAAAGACATTGATTCGTTTAGTGTATTTGTTGATCACATGGAACGGGTACAAAACAACTTTTGGGGCAAGCGTTTCAAAGTATATAATGCTTGGAGAAAGACTTGGCATTCTAAGTACCAAAAGACCGGTGAATTTGAAATGAAGACCGGGTTTAGGGTCTCCGGTGTTATGGAAAAGAATCAAGTAATCAATTTCCCTGTACAAGGGGCCGCATTCCATTGTTTGTTATGGTCTTTGATTGAAATGGTAAAGCAGTTAAAGGGTTGGCAGAGTAAGGTGGTTGGTGAGATACACGACAGTATGCTGATAGATGCACATCCAGACGAGATCTCTGATATTATTCTAATGGCGCAGCAAATCTGCACGGTCGATCTACCAAACCACTGGTCTTGGATAGATATACCTATGCGTATCGAAGTTGCTGCCTCAGAAATAGATGGTAACTGGGCTGAAATGAAAGGTGCAGCATGAGTTTATATCAAAAATATCGTCCCCATTCTTTTGCTGAGATGGTCGGTAATGAAACGCTTGTATCTAATCTTAAAGGGTTGTTGGCTCTTGATGATCCTCCACATGCTTTTCTATTTCACGGACCCACTGGGTGTGGAAAAACGACACTGGGGAGGATAGTCGCAACCGAGTTAGGTTGTCATGAACAAGACTTTAAGGAAATAGACACTGCTGACTTTCGTGGTATTGATACTGCTCGTACTATTAGGCATAACGCACACTATAAGGCATTGGGTGGCACCAGACGTGCCTGGCTTATTGATGAGGCACATAAGCTGACTAATGATGCGCAAAATGCTTTGTTAAAGGGTCTGGAAGATCCACCAGATCATTGTTTTTATGTGCTTGCTACTACTGATCCTGATAAGCTTCTTGATACAATAAAGGGTAGATGCTCTGTTCACACGGTCAGTCCATTGACTATACCGAATATGGTCAGGTTAATGGTTAAGGTATGCGCCCGTGAGCATGTATCTTTACCAAAGAATGTACTAAGTGCTGTAGCGCTTAAGGCTTCACTTGGGTTTGACGCTGACAAAGTTGATATTGATAAAGCCGAGATATGTTATCCCAGACACGCTCTTCAGCTTTTAGAAAAAGTCGTTGCGGCGGGTCCAGATGATTATATTAAGGTAATTGAAGCGTCCGACAATATAGCTAAGAATGCAGACAGGTTGGTGACATCGTTGCTTCAAAAACATCGTTGGCGTCAAGTTAGTTCGATTCTATCGATAATTCCTGAAGATGATGTTGAAATAACCCGTAGGCGTGTAATTGGTTATGCTCGTCAGGTTCTGTTGAATGGAGATGGGAATGACGTTGCTGCTGAAATAATTCATCATTTTTCAGCACCATTCTTTGATAGTGGACCTCCTGGTCTAGCATTGGCATGTTATATGGTAATCAAAAGTGGGTGACGTAATCGTATAATATAGTAGGAGATGTCAAGTGTCCTATGAGCAAGACATTGAGATTGATGAATCCGCTCTAGATGTAGAATGGGTAGATCATTCACGTAGGATGCTTGTGTACACAACCAATGCAGCTGAGGCACATCGCGATATGGATTTGGCAAAGGCGCAAGTTGACTATGTTAAAGCCCGACTTGATAAAGAAGTAAGAGAAGATCCCAGGGCGTTTGGTCTTGGAGATCGTATAACAGAGGGAGCAATTTCTTCTGTAATTACTATCAATGATGAATATGATGCAATTAATCGAGACTATATTGAAAAGAAGTATCAATATGAGGTGGCCACTGGAGTTGTTAAGTCGTTTGAGCATCGCAAAAGTGCCTTGGAAAATTTAGTGAGGCTGCATGGGCAAAGTTACTTTGCAGGACCCTCGGTTCCGCATAATTTATCCGAAGAGAGGCAAAAGCGAATTAATCGATCTATTAGACTACAGAGGAGAAATTGATTGGAATTTGCAATCGCAATCGTGGTTGTGGGTTTAGCCGCCTTGCCTTTCTATGTTTTTGTATTGGCTAAGTGCGCAGCATCGGGTTGGGCCGCTGGGACGATATCTTATCTGTCCTATACACGGAGGAAACAATCTAATGGCAAAGAGTCGCTTCACGAGTTTCAAGGACAAGATTGTCTTTAACGCTACTCAACAGCGTAACAAGGCAGCAAATTACGGTCATTTATCCATCCCGCGAGGATTTACGGTCTTCAAGGAAGAGCCCGGTTCCCGCATTTCTATTGATATTATGTCTTATGTTGTCACAGACCCCAACCATCCAGATAAGGATGAGACAACGGGTAGTGCTGAAAAGGGTGGTCTTTGGTACCGTCGCCCTTACAAGTTGCATCGTAATGTTGGTGCTGATAAGTCATCGGTTGTCTGCCCCACAAGTATTGGGAAGAAGTGTCCGATTTGCGAGTATCGGTCAAAACTTCTTTCTGATGGTGTGGATTGGAAAGATGATGCAGTAAAGAACGCCCGTCCCAGTTCGCGGTCACTTTATTTGATTATTCCCAAGGATAACAAGAAGTTTGAAGAGAAACCGCATCTTTGGGATATATCGGACTTTCTGTTCCAGGCTAAGTTGAATAATGAGATTGAGGAAAACCCTGATGAGCTTGGGGATTTTCCGCATCCTGCTAATGGGTTGACGTTAAAGATCCGATTCTCTGAAGAGAAGCTTGGTGGGAACACGTTTGCGGAAACCTCGCGCATTGATTTTGAACAGCGTGGGTATGCTTACGATGATGCCACTATTGATGCACTGCCCTCACTTGACGAGGTCGTTACAATTAAGGATTACAAGGAAATCCAAAAGATGTTCCTTGAGGGTGGGGATGATGATGAACCAGAGGAAGAGAAACCAGTTATTCAGGTTACTCGTATCTCTGCGCGAACCGCACCCGCGCGAACTACACCAATAAGAACTGTTGTTGTACCTATAGAGGAAGAGACCGAAGAGGAACCAGAGGAGGAGCCCGAAGAGCCCGAAGAGGAGACACGTACGCCTTCTGTTTACCGTAGGCCTACACCGGTAGCGAAACCTGCAGAAAAGCCCGCAGCAAAGCCTCTAACACGTGGAGCGCCTCCGCCTGCTGCTCGTCCTGCTAAGGTAGCGGCCCCAGCTGAAGCTGGTACTTGTCCCCACGGATTTGTATTTGGTGAGGAATGCGATAAGCACGATCAGTGCGAAGATTGTCCAGTTTGGACTGATTGCTACAATGCGAGTGGAAAAGCAGCATAATGACAGCATCACCTGATCTTGCACAACAAGTAGAGGCTAGGTTAAAGAAGCCTCTTGTAAGGCGTTCCCCCTTAGCAGGTACTGAGCACGTTATCTCCACAGGATCTACTTTGCTTGATATGGCAATCTCCGGTGGTCGCTTTAAAGAAGGCGGCCTACCGGGTGGGATCCTGGTTGAGATCTTTGGTCCTTCCAGTTGTGGCAAGACTGTGATGTTGTGTGAACTTGCGGGCGCTGTGCAACGCAAGGGTGGTAGGGTAATGTTTCGTGATCCGGAGGCTAGACTAAATGCGCAGTTCGCTAAGTTGTTTGGGTTTAAGGTTGAAGATTGCGACTACAAGCAACCTGATACGGTGCCTGAATTATTTGAGCCAGTCAGAAGTTGGAATCCTGAGTCCGAGAATGGCACGATTAATGGTGTCTTTGCGGACTCGCTTGCAGCGCTATCAACTAAGATGGAAATGGAGGATGCAGATAAATACGGGATGCGTAGAGCAAAAGAATTTAGTGAAGAATGCCGGAAAACGTGTCGAATCCTGACCCAGCGCAATCTATTGATGGTTTGTTCTAATCAGGTTAGGCAAAATATTGATACAAACCCCTTTGCCGAAAAGTATACCAGTCCCGGTGGCGTCTCCATTGGCTTTTATTCAAGTCTGAGGTTGCGTTGTCATACACCAAAAAAGATTGGGATTGAAAAAGATATTGGCAAGAGTAAGTTTAAGCGGGTTGTAGGTGTTGAAACTTCAGTTGAAGTGTATAAGAGCAGCCTGGATGTTCCATTCCGTACAGCACCATTGTATATCATGTACGACTTTGGCATAGACGACATCCGCGCTAATTTAATCTACAATAAGTCGATAGTGGGCTCCCAAACGTATAATATTGGTGAAAGAAGGTTGCATACTGGTCTTGATAAATCTATTAGAATAGTCGAAGAAGAGGGACTTGAACCAGAATTAAAGAAAGAGACTATTCAATTATGGCACGAAGTTGAAGAGAAGTTTAAGATAAATCGCAAACCAAAGAGGCGAGAGTGAGTGACCAAGGTAGAACAACCAGATATATTTACGCGGCAGGGTCCCTGGTTGAAGCTGACTTAGGGTCCAGATATAATTACTTGTATTTCTTTATTGGAGTTTTGATCGTGGCAGCAATAGGAGGTGGATTGTATGTAGGAACTTACGTAGTGTCTGCGTGTTTTTCGAAGTGAAGGAGGAATAGATGGAGAAGCGTCGTCTAGATGATCTGTGGGCCTATGACAAGTTCAGTCGTGCAGTAAAGGAAGAGCACGGCCTTGATCCTAGGAGCCACATTCGTTACCTTGAAGACCGTCGCGGTTGTTGCGTTGTTCTCGTCGTAAAGAAAAGCTCTTATAGCTGGGCTATCGACGAGGGCAATTTCAATTGGCTAGTCAACCTGCAGCGTCGCAATCGTGTAGACCAGACTTATGTTGCTCTGGTTGAGGATTGGGATAATGGAGAGATCATCAACTATGACACTGCGTTGAATGTTGACAGTCGCCTTCGCAATGTCCCACCCAATAACGGTGATGACGGAGGCACTTATTGGTGGGTGGACGAGAATTTCACCCCCAGCGGTGGTACCGGTGGTGTGCTGAGTAGGGGTCGCACCCTCACGAAGTCGCCGTTCTAAATGAAGGCAGGTTCCGGTAAAGGTAAAGGGGCAGCTTTCGAGCGTGAAGTCTCTCGAAGGCTGTCCCTTTGGTTATCGGAGGGTAAGCGAGATGATCTCTTGTGGCGCAGTGCTATGAGTGGTGGTCTCGCTACCTTACAATATAGAAAAGACAAGATAAATTTAACACAATCTGGAGATCTGAGTGCGGTAGGGGAAGGTGCGTACGAATTCTGTGAAAAGACCTTTGTTGAATGTAAGCACTATCAGGATTTGCAGATAGGCCGTTCCATTGTAAATAAGACAGGTGGGTTGATTACCTTCTGGAAGATAGTGGTTAGGGAGGCTCGTAAGTATGATAAACGACCTCTGTTGATTGCAAAGCAGAATAGGTATCCCACTATTGTAGTCACTGATACAAGGCATCCTCGTCTCTGGTTAAACCCTATTGTAACAGTGGACCACTGGGAAGTGCCTGCCTTCGTATATAATTTTGACAGTGTTACAAGTGTACGTAGACCGCTTAGGAGAGGTAATTGAAATGGATATTAACTTGAAGAATGCTTATACAAAACTTATCAATAAGCATTATTCAGCGGTTCAAACCGACACGCTTCTAGGTAATTGCGCAGATGATGATAAGTTTCTTAGACTTGAAAGAACTGCCAAACAATTCTGGGCAGACTATCACGAAGCTGAAAAAGAATTTCTCGCATTGTTGGAAGGAAAGGGTAATTGAAATGGACGACGAAAAGAAAGTAATGATTCCAGTCATTCAATTTGGTGGGATGCGCCCGCCGCGTATCCGTGGCCCCGGTGAGGAGCTAAGCCGCCGCATGGGTGAAGGCTTTTCAGAGGCAATGGGTGATGAGGCGATTCGGGCTGACTTGGTGCTGGAAGTATTGGCCGTTTGGGTCACCGCACTGATTAAGGTACATCCGTCATGCCAGGAATATCTGGAAGGGTTCTTTATGGAGACGCTGGCGAATAGTTTATCCGAAGGTAATTCTATTCAATAGAGTAGGTGGATGATGACTGATCTAAGTGGATTCACGTTATTTAAGACAGGTGGGCGTTGGCAATTGTCAACTCGGCAGGAAGGACGTGATGGTTGGGATGTCCGATTCATAGGTAATGAGCTTGCACAGGATATTTTTGAGAAGATCGCTACTGGTGTAGAACTTCCACCGGTTGTACATAGGAAAGTATTAGCATTATCACCGGATCCTATTGTAGCTAAGCCTAAGTTTGTTCGGGGAAACTAATGTACCTGCTCTTTACCGACACCCATTGGGATGACAATCCTGTTAATGAATACCGGTGGCAGATCTTTGATAAAATCGAAGAGATTAAGACTCAATACCCGATTACCCACACGTTTAATCTCGGCGATGCGGTTGATCGTAAGGATAGGTTTACTGGTGCTTTTGTCAATCGTCTGTTTGAGCATCTTAAACAAGTGGCACCCATAACAATACTTCGTGGTAATCATGATACCACGCTTCGTCCTCCTAATTATTTTGATTTTATGTCTGAGGAGTTTCTCAGATCCAAGATCAACTATGTGGCAAAACCAGTCCCGTTCAATGATGGATTACTATTGTTACCATTCTCTGCAAAGCCAAAAGAAGATTGGAAGGGACTCAATTTTAGGGACTACAAAGCTGTATTTATGCACGCTACAGTCACCGGTGCTATCATTGAAAACGGGCAAGTAATGGAGAACCGAGGGTTCCCAATGATACCCGGTGATGTAAAGTTTTATAGTGGTGACGTCCATGTACCACAAGACGTTCGCAATATTACTTATGTTGGTTGTCCTTACCCTATTAAGTTTGGTGATAGGTTTCCCTGCCGTATATTACTTCTTGATGAAGATACTTTTCTCATAATGGAAGAGATCAAACTAACCCCTCCACGTAAGCTCATGGTTGATATTAGGGATATTGAAGGGTTAGAAAAGATAAGAGTAAGGCAAGGTGATCAAGTAAAGATACGATTTTCCTGCAATCCTGCTGATATAGATTCCTTTGGACAGACCGAAGCTGCAATCTTGCGGTGGGCAAAAGAGCGTGGGGTAACGATCGCCGGTACAGAAGTGATCGTAAGCTCCACGTATAATAGGGATGTAGACACCAATCAGACACCTGAAATGATACTTAGGCGGTTTGCCGAACATGAAGGATTGACTGATGATATGCTTGGGGTTGGATTGATTATGTTGAAGGAGATGTAGATGTTAAAGGGGATCGCTGAAGAAAAGGACGGTCGCAAAGTTGTACTGATTGGCCTGTCACGTAAAAATCTAGAAATACTTATGGCTGAAATGTTAGATACTCACATCAGGGTATCTGGCAAGGAAATGGGCATCCCCATGGATATACTCATTTTCTCTGGTGAGACCGAAGAAGTAATGTCGCTTATGATGACTCAGAAAAATACCAAGATGTATCTACATTCGGATGAGTAAGCAACGATGGGGAAATTACGGTATTAGATGGGAAAAGGGCTTCTGGGTAGTTCATATCATCTGGATGTATTATGGTGGTGATCGTCATTGGTGTTCCAGTAGTCGTATGTTAAAGCGCAGATCCAAATCATTGCCTCGATTGTTAGAGAAGATGTCTAATGCTGAAGCGGTGATGCTGTTTCCTACTGCGGAGAAATGTAATGTCATCGTTCAAACCGACTCTTTGCATTGATTTTGATGGTGTGATCCATCATTACTCTAGAGGTTGGCAGGATGGGGCTATCTATGATGATGCTGTCCCTGGATTCTTTGAATGGTTAAAAATAACGCAGAAGCACTTTCGGATCGTTATCTATTCTTCTCGATCGGATACACCTGAAGGTATTGAATTAATGAAAGATTGGCTAACTAAACAATACGCTGTATGGCTTCGTGGAACCGGGAATGTAGGGGTCATTGAGGAGATTGAGTTTTCTAATGTTAAGCCACCCGCTTGGTTGACTATTGATGATCGAGCAATTCACTTTAAGGGTGATTGGTCTGCACCGGAACTTAGTGTTGATGCTATGCTTAACTTTAAACCATGGAATGGCTAGATGAAACGGGTCGATTTAATACGAGTTGACCTGTCAAACTTTCGTTCCTTTGTGCGGGCTACTAGTATTGAGTTTAGTCCTAGTGCTGGGCTGAAGCTTATTAGTGGCAGCAATGAAATGGAACCTGCACTGGGGGCAAATGGTGCGGGCAAGTCTACTGTATGGGATGCGGTATGTTGGTGTGTATCTGATAGATCGATCAAGGGGCTTAGGACATCTGAGTTAGTTAGTTATGGTAAGGATAAGACTCAAGTAACAACGTATTGGGATATTGAAGGTATAATAGTTAGAGTGGACCGCACGGGTCCACCCAGTCATGTCTTTATTGATGGTGATCCAGCCACCACAGAAGATGTTGAGCGTCTATTAGGATTGTCTCGGTCTAGATTTCTCAACTCAGTGATCTTTGGGCAAGCTGTACCCCTGTTTATAGACCTACCCGTACCGGCACGTGGAGACCTGCTGGACGAGGTCTTAGATCTCGAGCTATGGATGCAGGCCGCAGATAAAGCTAGTGTACAGCACCGGAGCAAGGCTGCAGAGCTGGTGGAACTACAGAATACCATTGCAAGGGTCACTGGCCGCATAGAAGGTCTCCCAGATGTCGATAGACTAGCTGAAATGGAGGGTAACTGGGAGGATGAAAGAAAGGCTAGAGTACGTCAGTTAAAGACCAGGCTTAAGATTGTACAGGGTGAATTGAGAACATTAGGCATTCCAACTGAGGATGTAGTTGTAGATGTTGCAGCTCGAAAGAAGGAGTACGAAGCTCAGCGGTATAGGCTGCACGCATACGAAAGGGAAAGTGGAAAGCTTAGGGCAAAGTGGGATAGGTTTGTTGAGGAGATGACATTTATTGAAGAGAATAGTGCATGTCCCGTCTGCGGGCAGGATATTGGGAAGGAGTACGCTGAAATCCATGGTCAACACCTGAAGGAAGGGTGCGAGAAGGCATTTGAAGAGCTTGAGGCCCAGAAATCGCTGATAGAACGTGCTGCAAATCGACTAAAAGCCTTAGAATCGGCTTGGACGGCCGCCATGCAAGCAGAATCTGCAGCCAAGCAAGCATTTGCAGTGATAAAGGCTAACGTGGTAGCAAAAACCAGGGAGGTAAAAGGCCTTCAGGAACAGGTAGACCAAGCTAATGCTGAAGTAAATCCCTATACAGAACAGAAGATCAAGGCTTTACATGATAAGGATCTTCTTGAAGCTGAATTACTATTTAAGCGAGATGAGGAAAAAGCACAGGTATCCCATCTTGCAAAACTTAACTATTGGCGGCAGGGGTTTAGAAAGGTTCGCTTGTTCTGTCTTGAAAACGTATTACAAGAGTTAACAGTAGAAACAAGGAATTCTCTGTTAGCATTGGGATTGATTGGTTGGAAGATTGCCTTTAAAACAGCAACAGAGACCAAGTCTGGATCAGTAAAGTTAGGTGTGCAGGTGGATGTTCACCCACCAAATGCTACACATGGTAGGTTTAGTAAGTTTGATGTCTTAAGTGGTGGTGAAGGGCAGCGGGCAAGACTGGCGGGTAGTTTGGGTCTTGCCAGTCTGGTGCAAAGATGGGCAGGAGTCCACTATAACTTTGAAGTGTGGGATGAACCGACCGCGTGGTTGTCCTCTGAGGGTGTTGAGAATTTGTTGGATTGTTTGTCTTACAGGGCAGATTCACAACAAAAGAGTGTTTGGTTGTGTGATCATAGAGCATTGATGCATAGTTCCTTTGCAGAGACTTATTCAGTCGTAAAAAATAATTTAGGAAGCCACTGGGAAAGGGTTTAGTTATCGTATAAAATAAGTATTCAGCTGTGGGGATAGCTATGGTATGGATCCCTCCTCAAGATATTAACCTCTCTCCACCTCCTGAAGATGGTGAAGAATTAAAGAAGACATTGATGCGTCGTCGGGAGATACGTGGCACAGGTGTATGTGCCATGTGTGAGAATTCGGTATTTGGTCGTGATTTAACACTTGATAATGATGATGGTATTTGTGAGCTCGGGGATTTTGAAGGGGGAGATATTTTGTGTTTTTGGTGCTTTGAGGATTACGTATTTGGTGACCCTAATGACTTTACACCTGGAGGACATGCGTGATGTATCAGGTAGTCAAGCGCTACGGTCATGAAGAAGGTTGGTCTTGTACATTCCGGCAACATCGAGCAACTCACTCTCATTGCCGGTTTATACATGGTTACCCACTAGCATTTGAAATCACTTTTGAATGCGAATTTCTTGATGCTCGTAACTGGTGTATAGACTTTGGTGGACTGAAGCCACTAAAGGCTTGGCTCCAGTCAATGTTTGATCACAAGATGCTTGTTGCGGAAGATGATCCGCAGATTGAGTTCTTTAAGCTAATCGCAGACGGTGGTAATGCCATTGCCGACATTGTTATTGTACCCGATGTTGGATGTGAAAAGTTTGCTGAAATGGCCTATTATGAAGCGGATCGAATACTTGGGGAGATTGGAGAGAAGCCTAGGGTTAAATTGAGGTCTGTGCGAGTGTCTGAGCATGGAGGCAATAGTGCCATCTTCTCAGGATGATTTTTTTGAGTTTCGGCCGAGAGGTGTCTTAGCTCATCGAGGTGATCGATTGGAGCAGCTTCGCGAATTACGGCAAGCTGGTGCACCTCGTTTTATGGTGCGACATAATCAATTAAGTCTGTGGGCATACAGACAAGCGTTAAAGAACCCTGCATACTTTTGCAAGGATGTAACCATTCCTGGTCTGCAAGAGAATTTCGTTAAGTTTGTTATGATACACTATACAGCGGGACGAACATAATGCCCGATACGATCCTCATAGCGGAATTGTTTGGTCCTGTTCTGCAAGGGGAGGGTGCACTAGCGGGAAAGGCTAGTCACTTTATTCGCACTAGTGGTTGCAGTTACCGTTGCACTTGGTGTGACTCTATGCACGCTGTTGACCCAGATCAGATTCAAGCAAATTCTAGAAAGATGCCTATTGAAGATATTCTTAGAGAGGTAGAGGAACTACCAAAGGTTCCCTGGGTTACATTATCTGGTGGTGATCCGGTTGCTTGGGATTTGACTCATTTATGTCTTGAATTAAAGATGATGGGTTACAAGGTTGCTGTTGAAACGCAAGGTGCATTGTGGAATGACTGGCTTGAATTTTCTACCTTTGTAACCTGTTCCCCCAAACCACCCAGTAGTGGGATGGTGGATAGGCTGGACATTGCAATCTTACAAAAGTATTCAGTTAGGTTTCATGACAATATGGTGTTCAAGATAGTTGCTTTTGATGATGAAGATCTTGACTTTGTTCAACGTATACATCGCGCCTTCCCAATGATTCCGATGTACATCACGGCTGGTACTCCGGCAGGTGAAGTGTTTGTCCGCAGGAACATTATCGAAGGGTTCCGCAAGATATCTGAATCTGTATTAAAACGTCCTCAGTTATTTGATGTGACGGTGGGTATACAACAACATGCCCTAATGTATGGGCGGGAGTTGGGGAGATAGATGGAAGAGATTCGCTTTACCGAGTGTCCGGAATGCGGTAAAGAGGTAAAGTATCTGTGGGATGGAGGAGTCATCCCAACGGAACAATACGTTTTGATTGTCGATTCGATATATCATACCAAGTGCTGGGAGAAGTTAGTTGACGAGCACCCGACAGAAGGTTAATCTATTCTGGTCTGATATTGATCACGCGAGTAATCGTTTGATTAAGAAGATGCGAGAGGATTCAATTGTAAAGCCTACAAGTATAATCATGCCGGTATATCGTGGTGGATTAGTTCCTGGTTCAATGCTTGCCTATGAGTTTGATATTAAGGAGTTGATATGTATTGATCCAAAGATTAGTTATGTTATGTCTCATTACTCTGATTTGATAGTTGTTGATGACGTTTATGACACGGGTTCGACTTTTGCAAAATTGCAAAACTTCTACCCACACGCTACTTACGTCGCATTGTTCTCCAAGATTCCTTACGGTTGTCATTACTATGGTAAGCTGGTGGATCCAGATGATTGGTTGGTGTTCCCTTGGGCAAAGAATGATGAAGTAAACAGATGAACCGTTACGAAGACCCAAAAGATCCATTCAATAGTGACTTCTATTGGACGGGTAAAGCATGTATTGAAAAGGGTTGTGAAAAGCCTGCTGGAACGTATTGGTCTCGGCTTTGGTGCTTTGATCACAATGTTAAAAGAATGCGTCGGATAGATAAGTCTCTTGAACCATTTCGGCATGTGTTAGATGAGAAATCCTCCTAAACCCATCCGGGTGTTCTTTAGTCCATTGTCTCGTCGCTTTTACGCGACTCGAGCATACCGTGAAGAAGAAAATGGTCTAATCATTGTCACCGGGGAGAAGTTTGATGTAACTAATGACATCGCTGGGTTGATTGAACAGCATAACGTCACATTCAAGATACGAGAAGAGGTGGAGGAATAGATGGCGTTCATTCTTGAAATTCAAATGGATAACGTAAAGCATCATCTGGTGATGCCGGATATGGACACGGCCAAATGCTGGCTTGCTAAGCTTGAACCCCATGTTGGTGTCCGCTTTAAGAATCGTGAGACCGAACAAATGCGGATACCGTCAGTGGAGGGCGAGGCCGTTATCTCTTTGGAGCACATCATCAGTGCGCGGGCGATCGACGGGAAGATCTATCAAGACGCAGTTTCGGAAGAGAGAATCGCCGAGCGCACCGAGTTCGCCAATATATTCCGTAAGGTTGACTCTGAAATCTGGGAGAAGATCTTAGAACGACTAGAGTCTAAAAAGGAGTAAACCAATGGGTCCACAAACTGAATCTGCTGATCGTCTTCATGCAATGAAGTATCGATCACCCGGTGAAGACTTTCGTGAGTCAATGAATCGAGTGGCCTTTGGTCTAAAGGACTCGGATAACCACTATCATCAGTTTAGAGAGGTTATCCTAGACCAGCGTTTCCTCACCGGTGGCAGGATTCAGTCCGCTGTGGGCTCCTCCAAGCACGTTACTGCTCATAACTGTTACGTGTCAGGGACTATAGCTGACTCCTATGTTGAAGGACCGGGCTCTATTATGCACCGGGCGCATGAAGCGGCAGCAACGATGCGCATGGGAGGTGGGATTGGCTACGACTTTTCAACTCTACGTCCAAGAGGAGAATTGGTTGCTAAGTTGCAATCTCAGTCTTCTGGACCTGTCTCCTTTATGCACATTTATGACGCTGTATGTCTTGCCACTGCGTCCTCCGGGCACCGGAGAGGCGCTCAAATGGGAATCCTACGGATCGATCATCCCGACATCGAAGAATTCATTCATGCTAAAAATAATCGTGATAAGTTGGTGGGATTCAATATTAGCGTGGCAGTAACTGATGAGTTTATGGAAGCGGTAGCAAAGGGTAGTGAGTTTGCGCTGCGCTGGGGTGGTAAAGTTTATCGGTACGTGGATGCGCAGGAACTGTGGGAAAACCTGATGCGGTCTACCTGGGATTGGGGTGAGCCCGGTGTAGTCTTTATCGATACAATCAACCGCATGAACAACCTGTACTACTGCGAGATCATTGCTGCCACTAATCCTTGTAGTGAACAACCCTTGCCACCCTTTGGTGCTTGTCTGCTTGGATCGTTCAACCTTGTCAAGTATCTGTCTCGGCAGCCACTAAGGTTGATGAACTCACTTGATACTCTCCCGTCACCATGGTCATTTGATTCTGATAGGTTAAGGGCGGATGTCCCACCTGTGGTTAGGGCACTGGATAATGTTGTTGATAAGACTCGTTATCCCTTGGCAGAGCAACGTGGGGAGGCTATCACCAAGCGCAGGATGGGGATTGGGATTACAGGACTTGCCAATGCTGGTGAGGCACTGGGGTTCCCCTATGGGTCTGAAGCGTTTTGCTACTTTGAATCTGCTGTCTTGGAGACTATTGAAGAGGCAGCTTACTTGGCAAGTGCGGATCTTGCTGAGGAAAAGGGTGCATTCCCATTGTTTGATGCGGAGCGTTATCTTGAAGGTGAGCACGTTAAGCGTCTATCGGAAGAAGTTCAGTATGCCATCAGAAAGAAGGGAATCCGCAATTCGCATCTGACCTCTATTGCACCCACAGGCACAATCTCGCTTTGCGCTGACAATGTAAGCTCTGCCCTGGAGCCTGTATTTGCCTATCGGCAAGAGCGTCCGATCAATACACCCACCGGTGCAATGATCGACGTGCTTGATGACTATGGGGCTAAGTTCTTGCAGGTGAGGGGAAAGCTGGCTGCAGATGTTACCGCAGATGAGCATCTCAAAGTCCTGTTGGCGGCACAACCACACTTAGACTCTGCTGCTTCCAAGACAGTGAATATGGATGGTCGAAAGATGCCTTGGGCGGACTTTAAGGCGATCTATCAAACAGTGTGGGAGAATGGTGGTAAGGGCTGCGCCACATTTAACAGCGCTGGTAAGCGGGGCAGCCTGCTTAGTGATGCAGAGCGCGAGGACCCACCGGTATACGAAGGGGATTCGTGCGAGGTGGACCCACTAACTGGAAGGCGTAGTTGTGAGTAACCGATCCAATCGCAACCGAACGGCGCGCGCGGAGCGGATCGTCGACGTTGTGCTCGCCGAATTTGGGCAAGCGGTGATCCGCAAAATATCGATGCGCGACGCGATGGTGGCAGCATGTGCCGCCGCTTTGATCGATAGGGAGGGCCATCAAACGCCCTGCTTGTCGGCGCTCGCCAGCGGCGACGCGTGCCAGCCAGACGAGACGTTAAAGCGTTGCGCGATCTGCGGCTTTGTCGTCGATACGAAATTCGCCGCTGAAAAGCCGACTGTGAGGATGCGGCCATGACCAGCACGGTTGTTCATGCGAACGAT